CTGCTGCTCCTGCTGCTCAGAATTGTTTTTCGCCGCCAGCTCAGCAGCAAGTTTTTCTGCTGCTCGCTGAGCGCGCTGTTCTTTCGTCAATCCAGCCATAATCCCTCCAAAAGGAAAAGGGGCCGAAGCCCCCTGATAATTAACCCAGCAGCAGAGCCGAATGTTCAGTTTTCACTGCCGCCACACCCCATGACAGGCCGACTTCGTAACGCACCTGGCGGTACTGACGGTACAGCGCCACCTGATAAGTGATGCCCGAGACCGGGTCGGTAACGTTCATCACATCATCTGCGGTATCGCCGCCCTGCGGCATTGCCGGAGTTCGGGATGCAAGCAGGAATGCATTGCGATCAAACGCCATGTTTGCGGTGTAGGCTCCACCAGCAGTAATAGCGGTATTATCGGCCAGCGCCTGACGTAAGCCCGGAGCAGCCAGAGTAATGGTCGTGGCAGTCGCCGCAGCAACCAGGTAGTTATTGTTGTCCCCGTCGAAAGTCACGATATCACCGGCAGCAAAAGCACCTGTCCCGGTATCAATCGCAATCAGGATTTCGCCTTCAGCTTTTGCACCATTCACCAGATACCCGCCAGCCTGAGATGCGGCACGTTTCTTAACATGTGCAGATTCGTGGATGTTGAAACCTTCCAGACGCCCCACGATACCTTCACGCAGCAGCGCATCAGTACCGGACTCGTTCACTTTGAACAGAACAGACTGTTTACCGCGGAGATTAGCGATAGCCGAAGAACCGAGAACCATCTGCAGATCAGTTGTCGGCGAACCGTTGTCAGAGAGAACCTGGCGCGCATTTGCCGCATCTGACAAATCACCGGCAATACCGAAAGGAGCAGTGCCGGCCGTACCAACAGCACGAGAGGATGCGAAATATAGAGCCGCGAGATCTGCATCCATCTCATTAGCCAGCGCACGAAAAGCCTGCTTAAACTGATCAGCAAGTATGGTGTTGTATGTCCCTGCGGGCCCCAACGCCAGTTGTTCCTCACCGTTCCATTTGACCGGGGCCATTTTGGATTTGGTGATTTTGACATCAACGGTGCCGATCGTCTGGTCGCCGTCATTTGGCGCAGTAGCCCCCGGCGTAATGTCAACAGTGGTTGCAGGTGGCGCAACCGGTGCAGTAACAGTCTGGTCCTTCGCCGCCGCATCAGATTTGGCATTGCGCGATACGGCCGGAATAAGACCGACCTGCTCGCGAGAAACGGTATCCAGAGCCGTAAAGATAGTCGGGATCAACCCGGTAAGTGTGTTAGCCATGTATATGGATTCCTTGGAGATTTAAATATAGGGTTGGTTGAGCTATCCAGCTCTGGCACCAGCCGCCATCCGACGACTGGCAAAAAATTAATCGACGATGGTGATACCGTCTTTGAGGGTCGATTGCTGATCTGCCGGACTCAGACTGGTGAACGATTCACGTTTCATTGTCTTCTGCCCGGAAGCATGCTGTGTTTGGCGCGAACCAGTACCCTGATTACCGCTGGCCTTCAGGATGTGGTCTTTTTGCGGGTACTGCTCCACCAGAAATTCCAGCGCCTCATCAAAGGCCGCCAGCTCACCCGGCTTAGAGCGGGAGTAAATTTTGTTGCCGGAGCCGTCATACGCAACGACTTTGCCATCTTCAACTTTGAACGACTGACCAAAGCGGGCCTGGAGCATGTCGGACGGGATTGCGACTTTATCTGCGATGAATTTTGAGCCAGAGAACCGGCCGCCGATCATTTCCTGATAGAGCTGGCCTTCAAGGGTGGTCGCGCGCTGAGTGGCTTCATCGAGCTGAGTCTGAAATGCTTTGGTGATATCCGCTTTCACCTGGTCAACGGCACCCGCGTCGATCAGTTTTTTCTGGTCGATTTTGGTCATCATATCCAGCGCTTCGAGTGCCTTCGTCGGGTCACCGATTTTGGCAAATTTAGCCAGGCTGGCTTCGGCAGTTTCTTTGGCTTCGCGATGGGATTTAGCCTCGCCATTCAGTGCCGAGATTTTGCTGACAGCCTGAGCGGCATCGAAGCCAATTTCTTTCCCGTCGTCATGCACGTAAACCGGCAGGCCATTAGCATCGACTTCTGCGTAGTGCTTACCGTTTACTTCTACTGTCTTCAGTTTCATGTTGTTACCTTTGAGTTGGTCATCCGACCGTTACACCGCTCACCATCCGGATTGCGGCCATAAAAAAGGCCGCCCGGAGGCAGCCTGTTGTGATTTATTGAAGATTAAAGCCCTGCATCCCTGAACGCCTGCGCGTCACGTTCACGCAACTGCGCCAGCGTCAGCCATTCGCCTTTGTCTGTGTAGAACTCATCAGGAGACATGCCACCATCACGAATCAACCGGGCGCGCTTCTCGCCAACGATTTGCTTCTGGCGATCGAACGACTGGCGCGAGAACCATTCCTGATAGTTGGTATCGCCCGGCACAACTCCATCCATGCTGGCGCGTTCCGCTGGCGGGATATCGCGAACATCGATACCCAACTCTTTCGCCGATTTGAGGATGAATGTTTCAGTGGAACGGCAGCAGAAATGAATTTTTCCAGGTCCCTGCAAATACGGAACTTTATGCCCAATCGGCTTGTTATCCAGCGTGTACTTAAGGCGGTCACGAATCCTGCACATCTGCGTCGTTCGGTTATCCAGGGTGGAAAGCCACTGCTTACCCTTCATCAGGTCGTTATTGGCGTCAGCAAAGCTTTTACGCGCCGTCGCCGCAAGATGCCCCACCGCCGTTTTCACAATACTGGCAGCGTTAGACCGACTCAGTTGCAATGCGCCATCCTGATAGCCTTTGTTGGCGTGACCGCGAACCTTCCGCGCTATCTGCTCAGTTGTATCACCCAGGAGGAATCCTTGTCTCACAGTGTTCGTGATGCGCGTCATTCTGTCGGCTTCCAGACCGGAAGCCCATTCACTGAGCAATCGACCCTGAAATGGCTGTGCCATTGCCGCAGCATAAACTGCGTCTGGAGAGATACCCACCAGCGGATGAAGGTCAGTCACGAACTCCGGTAACAGCGCGTCAAAGAGACTCAACTGATACCCCGCCTCATGTTGCGCGAGGTCATTCAGTTCGGTGGACAGGCTGGAAAACATGCCGTTTATCGCAGCGCGGTTAATTTCCCGCACGCTCGCCAGCAGTGCTTCAAGACGCGTGACCGTAAAGCTATTCGGCTCTATGCCATCCATCGCCACCAGTAGACGCACCGTCAGTTCAGCATCACTTTCGTTGAGCAGTTTCACCATTCGACTGGCAACGCCGGTGCTGTAACGGCTAATCCAGATAGCGTGCGCTATGGACTCGTCACGCAGTTGCTCGTTAACCGTTGCCATCGTTACCACCCATCAGTGTTACCTGCTGGTTTTTCAGCTCGTCGATCACATCATCCGGCTTCGCGTCAGGGTCGATGAATTTAAGCGCCTGGAGCACGCGCACGGCATCAACCTGGCGAATGTCGCCACCCTGTCGCAGAGACTGAACGGCCATAGCAGCAGATGAATCGAACGTCTGAGCAGTAACATCCAGTTCGGTGCGCACATCAACATTGCCGCCATCACTTTCACCAATCCACTCAGCCATGATTTGCAGAATGTTATCAAGTGCATCCTCCAGAGAACTCGCCATGGTGTACAGTGGCGAGTTTTCCTGCATATGCTCTTCATGCGTCTGGTCGTCAGATTTTGTTGATGTGTTTTCTGCGCGCAGCAGCTTTGCGCCCGCCTGGCGCATCTGGTTTTCCAGATCATCCAGCGATGTTTTGCCGGAGTCGATAGCGGCACCTGTGTGCTCGACGTATTCCAGACCATATTGATCGCGATTTTCGAATTTTGTCGCTGTGGACGCGCCAATGGTTAGTGACTGATCATCACCAAGCCCATATGCCACCAGTAGCGGCACACGAGCAACGTGAAGAATGTTGTCTTGTTCGCTCTGGCTCTGCCAGTGCTTGATGTTCAGTAATGCCAGATTTAGCAACGGCGGAGATCCACGCATAAACCCGGTTTTTTTGGTGTAGAGCGTTACAAGGGTAATGTCGTCGCGGCTGGTTTCCCACTCTTCATAAAGAGTCCAGGTGGATTCCCTACCATCACCTTTGTTACGGCGCCAGATTTCCACTTTACGCGGCATGATGTGGCGGATCTGCTCAACTTTGGTTTGCCCGAAGTCGTCACCATCCACGACAATGACTTCTTTTACGCGCAACTCTGTGAGCACAACTTTTCCGCTGACAACCTTTGATTTCCAGCCGATCACCTGCCGAGGATTAAGCATCGTTACATACGGTCGACCACCAGCAGCCTGCTCGTCAGCTTTTGTGCGGATTTCTTCGGCGTTGGTGCGTGGGTAATCCACCAGTGCATGTGCGAGACCATACTGAAACGCCAGGCTGAAGAATTGCTGCGCCCAGACATCAAGGCGGCTGCCTTCCATATCGATGTTTTCGGCATAATCTTTGATTTTTTCCGGCGTTTTTTCGCTTAACACTGTTGGCTCAGCAAATACGCGCCCGGTATTTTGCTTAATGCTTTCTTCGTAGGCCGGGAGCAGCGTCGCAACGCGTAGCCGTTCTTTGTACCCTTCCGGATCTTCGTTCGGCCACTTAGGTAGATACGCTTCACCCTGTCGACGCATTTCCAACGTGCCGCCCATCAGAGCATCATTTATGTCCCACGCCTCAACCATGTCGTTATAGTCGAGATTGGGTGTTGAAATATCTGGCATGGTTTTACATCCGAAGTGGTGTTGATTTGCCTGTCGGTTTGATGATCGGGAACTGTTTCACGATGAAATAACCGCCAGCATCGTTGGGGTGATCGTTATCCGCAGATTTATCCGGCTCGCCGTTCTCAGCCCATACCTGTTGTTCGAGCGATTCGGTATATACCGGACAGCGCTGCACGTTAACTTTGTAGCGCCTCTCTCCGTTACCATTGCAGAACATGGCGTTCATGGAGTTAATACGGTCTTTTACAGGAGGGTTCGACGCATTCACGACCACGTTAAAACCAGCCTGCCTGAGCTGGGCAATGTCCGTGGCGCTGGCATCACTGGATTTTCTGGAATCCCCTGACGCATCCGGATAGATATAGATTTCTCGCACCTTCCGGTAGTCGTGACCGTCATACAGCCAGAACCGTTCTTTGATGATACGAATCATGTCCGGGGTGTCGTATGCCTTCACGATTTCATTTACCGCACAGGGAAGCCCCTGGCGGAGTACGTGAACAATTCCAGCCATTTTTCCAACGTTGAAATCCATCCCGATATATAGCGACTCACCGGGCTGCTCTTCTTCCCGACAGTTATTCAACTTTCGGTCGAACTGATGGTAAATGGTCCCGCTGGTCAGGTTAGTAAAAAGGCCACGCAGGTACGCTTTAATCAGCTCTGGCGGGTAAGATTCCATCAATGAAGGGATGTAATCCGCCGGCAGGTTCTTTTCATTATCAAATGTCGAGGCCTGTACCAGACCATACAGCGTTGAGAGCGAAGGTTTATCCCGAACAGCCTTTGCAAACTGTTGATAGACAAACTTGAACCCTTCCGGCGTCGTGGTGACGTCAATACCATTGCGCAGGCCCGTCACTTTGTAACGCATACGCGCGATAATCTTACGCCATGCTAACTGCGCTTTTTTGGCTGGCATTACGTCCAGCTCATCTATCAGTGCGTTACCGATTTTGAAACCAACGATCGTTTGAGGCTTCTCCATCGAACGGCAGATTGTTGTTCCGCGATACTGGCGCCCGGCGTAGAAATGGACTTCTTTATTACCCTCGTTGATTTTGACGTTCAGCCCCCAGTCAAAGGCCACCTCTTCAACCGTGGGATAAAAGATGTCGCGGATCTGCGGATAGGTCGGAGCAAAATAGCCCTGGTTGATTTTGGGGTGTTCCCACATCCCCTTGCAGATTCCACCGCAGCCGACCCATGTCTTACCGGAACCAAACCCGGCCACGTAGGCTTTAAATTTGTGTTCCATTGCGAGAAAACGGGCCTGAGGAATGTTAAGCGTCGGCGATATCATCGTCTTCCCTCACTCTCGCATCCACAACGTTGATATTGATTGCTACCGGCTTTGGTTCATCATCTTCAGGATCGGAGGCAAGCTCCTTCCGTAATTTGTCGACCTCCAGTTGTCGGCGCTCGATTTCAATCTGCTGTAGCTGCTGGGCGAACTCACTGTCAGCCAGGCCGAGGCGCTTCATTACGGCTTCATACATCCGCTCGCGGCTTATCGAGGTAATTTCCACACCATGTTTGCCGAGCTTCACGCCGGAATAAGCCAGAGCGGCATCAGGGGATAGTTTCCGGGTATCAGCAAAGAATGGCTGGCCGATACCATCACCATTGCAGCGAGGGCATTCAGGGTTAGGTACGGTGGTGTGATCGTAACCGTAACCGCCAACATCGAGAGGTTCACGACGTTTGCGCTCAAGCGCTTCGAGTCGCTTCTCTTCATACTCCACAGCATCGCGCCATTGATACTGGTGACCGAATCCCCAGCAGTATCGGCAACTCCCACGGCGATATTGTGAAAGCTGGTTAGCATCGAAAGTGGCGAGTTGCCACATCTGCGCAAGCACCTCGTCCGCGCTACCAAGTGTGCGCATTAACGATTCTTTCTGCTGCTGCGCAATTGCCTGCGCAACGTTAGGATTCGTTATGAGCTGACGACCATAGTTTGGGTCACTATAGCCAGCGCGCTCAGCGGCTGCCGTGGCATTCTGATCCTTCAGGTATTCAGCAATGAAGCGCTTTACCTTCGGGCTAAGTTTGCTGTTAACCAGTTCCTCTGCACTTTTTTCTTTCTGCGCAGTGCGCAATTTCTTCTGCGCAGGTTTTTGCGCATTTTGCGCAGGTGCCTTTTTGATGTATCGACGGGCGGTAGCGTAGTTCAGTCCCTGCGCTTCACACCAATCCTTCGGTGATACGCCGGTTGCGGCATGATCGGACAGGAACCGTTGCTGAAGCTCGCCCCAGTCCGGTTTTGCCATGAGTTAATCCTGTTTGAAGAAAAGATAAGGAACCAGATTCATCCACCACGGCTCCGGCTGGCCGCTATGAAGGTAAAAGCTCGCGTTACCATCGCGAGGAAAACCCGGCGTGACCCGTTTTTGAATAACCACGCCCACTCGCGCAGGGAGAATCCTCCTCGGGGAGGCTGCGGTCATAGTTCTGGCGTGGAAACTGCGACGAATCGGCGCTATGGGTATGACAATAAAAAAACCGCCTGGAGGCGGCTTTCTCATACTGAAAAGCTTTCGATAATGATCACTTAAAGATCATCACCATCCTGATAGGAGTCACGCACTGTTCCAAGCTTGGTTAACCCATGAGCTGGTTCTTCGTCACCTAAGAGAACATCGCAATCATATCCGGGATACATTTTTTTGAAATGCTTCTCTTTCCACTCACTGACTGTCATGTCATTTTTAGAGGCTCTTTTACCCTGATAACCTGGCATGTCACGCTTATCGCCGCGTACATTCACACCTTCAGGAGTCTTAAACACAACATCAAAACCCTGAACATCCCAGATCTTTTTCTCAACATTCTTAACTAACATTTAGCGCCCTTAATGCCCTTTAAAGTTAAGGTCTTATTATCGGAGGGTCTGCAGGTTTCTTTAGCCACTTTTTGAACGGGTTGCTTTACAATTCGCCTGCCACGATTTGTTATGCGCCAGTATGTCTTTCTTCGTCTGGCGGTCCATCACTTCAATGTCGTGCTCAGTGAGGCGAATCGCAATCACCCAGTCACAGGCAGTATCAACGACTACCGGGACGGGTCCATTCGTTGCGCAACTCGCGATCAACATCGTCATCAGGAAGATGACTAACATTTTGCTGTACATCCCTGGCTCCTTTTGTTGTCTCTACCCGGCGTTCTGCAACGGCTTCAGTAGCTGCTGCACGTTCTTCAGTGCGTTGCTGGTTCGCTTTTGTCTCAGCGATGTTAGTACCGCGTGATTTACCCAGACCAAAAGCACCTGCAATTGCTGCCAGGACAGCAACAACCAGGCCAATAATCATTTCAAGTCCCATATGACCTCACACCAATGCAGCTTTAGCTTTGGCGTAACGTTCACGCCGGTCTTTAATGCCGTTCTGTCCGCCGTTGATAATTTGCGTGACGCGTTCCACATCCCCCGAATGCAGGAGACAACCGCGTAACGTGAAATACCACGCCGCCGAACGGGCCGAATGTCGCTCTTGCGTCAAAAGTTCTGGCGTACTGACAACGTCAAGCTTCAGCGCCGAGCCACATTTGGTGTAGTTCTCACGTCCAGTGATTTGCAGCAGGCCGCGACCGCGATATTTCCAGCCATCACCCGGGCAGTTATTACCCATGCGGTCACCGTAAACCAGATTGGCAATTTGCGGCTGGTGAGCGACCTGCTTACCATCAACGCGCCCCAGTATTTCGCACTGATACGGCGTTAGTCGTTTACCGAATGTTTTCTTCAGCCCGTTTACCGAGTAGTTAAAGCTCTCTACCAGAGAGGTAAAACCAGCAGATTCATGCCCGACTTGTGCAATGAACATGGCCTGATCATTAATTGCTGTAATGCCAAACTCTTTCATTGCCGCATCGATGTGCGGAAACCAGCGCGCAGCTAATCCGGCGCTTATACCAGCCGCCTGCTGAAATTGTGATTGTTTCATGTGATTAATCCGAAATTGAGGCAGGACAAAACCCAAATCAAAGGATGTGATGTAATACCCGCGAAACAGAGTTTGACTAAAGTCGACACTCCACCTCATTAAAACAACACAAAGCCTCGAACTTTCAGGGAAGCGGAGATGTCGCGCTTCCCTTTTTTATTTCTGAAGAATGTTAATTAAGCGTGCCAAATTCCCCCGCGCGCGAAGCACAACAGCACAGATGGCCAGATTGACGATGACCACCATCCAGTGTGATTCCAGATAAAGGCCGAACAAATACCGGAACGGGATGCTGGCGTATATCAGCACAACGAAGTAGGCCAGCATAGATATCATCGGGCGATGTCTCGCCCCGTTACGTTGGTAGAACATCAGAACAAGAACGATGACCGCGCAGATTAACGCATTGATCATCGCTGAAGGATCATTTGTTACCATTGCTGGTCCCTCCTCCGCGTAAACGAGAGAGAATGCCAAACAGGCTGCCCAAATCCTGGCTGTTGACGAACGTCAGCAGCTTAATGGCAATTGCTGCAACGAGCACCGCACCCAGCGCATCGAGTGGCCTGTCACTGTATCCCGTCCATTTAGAAAAAAACGAACCAACTAGTGGAGCACCAAGAACGCCAAAGATGAAAGAAGTGATGAAGTAACCCACCAGCTTAAAGCGGCTGATGTTCACCGCCGTCGCAACGTAGAATACTGCACCAGCAAAGGCGCCAAACACTACGCCGTAATCAATACCGGTTGCCAGGCCGAACATGCTGGCCCCCATCAGCCCACCAGCCGCTACAGTAGAGCCAGAAACAGGATCGGACATTTAGCCCCCTCTTATTACTGTGAGTCCTCTCAGAAATGAGGGGAAATAGAATCAGGCTTCACGGGCTAGATTTTCAACAAAGCACGTAGTGATTGATTCCCGTGAGCCTGAAAGTAAAAAAGGCCGCCTCTTGGCGACCTCTTGAATTTCATGGCTAATAACTACTTTTTATTATCAATTCCTGTTAGTACGTTTTTAATACAGATAGGCATCATTCTATTCTTGAGAAAATCTCGCGCTTCAGAGTAAGGCGTATCCATTTCCTTAATCATTTTTCGACTTCCGTCAGCACCTTCAATTGATACTTTAATAAAGTCAGTTTCATCAATAGAAAAGTCAGAGAAGGCGTAGCCCTTAGCTTTGAAAGAAGCTACCTCATCGCTAACGATATCGGTAGTATTTTCATTCGTACCAGATGCCCTATCCGTTATTTTCCACTCAGTGTCGCAGAGATCCTGAGCCGCCTTCTCATGATCAACAAGAGCAGCATTTGAAGAGACGCTCCATATCAATAATATTGATAACAGATACCTCATGATTTAACCCCATGTAATCATTGTTATTAATAAGTTATATTAATCTACATGGTAGCTTAATACATTGATAGTCCACACAACTTCAACTATAGATGCCCCATAAATGGACAGTGTTGAAGAGTATTGCTGTGTCTGTTGAACTAATGCCGCAAATAAAAAAGCCCCGCACGATGGCGAGGCTTGGTGTTCTGATAGGTTTAACGCAAAAATGGCAACCTACACTAAATATAATGCTCATTTGTTCATTGGAAAGCAAGCACGTTATCAACTTTTTTTGCTACTTTTTTCACACTATCGCGACAGATGAAAGCATTTTGCAGTGGTTGATACAGGCAATAAAGCGAGGCATTAAGGATATCCTTCACCTCACGGCGGATGGTTGAAATACTCGGTCGCTTGTACTGATTGCCGGCTCTTGTTCTCATCAGGCGCGGTGAACATATGGCGTGCTGCCATGTGGCTATGCTGATCTCACTGGAATTACAGACGTAGTATGCAAACACCACCCGCCACGCATTTTCATCGATGTTCTTCAGGTAATGGCGGATCACTCCGTCGATCAACATGCCATCGTCATCACTGCAGACTGGCCGTGATGCTTCCTGCGGCTGAACGGTAGCCATGAACTTCGCTATCATGTTGATCACTGATTTGTCGATTTTCCCTGTTTGTGTCCATGCCCCCCATAACTGGAGCCACTGGTCAATCCACTGATGCTGATCTTTGGTTAATTCCAGTTTCATGCTGATGCCCCTGTTTTCTGATAAGTGCGGGTGAAATTTTTGAGTATCCGATAGTCAACAAGCACGGAACCCGGGCGGCGGTAGATACGGAGACGCTTCCAGCGCGCGCGGAGTATCTCGAGCATTTCTGGCTTCATGCTGCCTCCAGCTTTTTCAGCTCGCGTAAATCAGCCAGAGCGGTAAGCCTGATTTCCTTCAGTTCTTCAACCGTCCAGCGATGTGGGGTGTTATTGTTCTCGAGTGCCAGCACCAGCTCTTCGCCGTGGCGCTCCACAAGCGCTGCCCGGTATGCCTCGATGTTTCCGGATTTGTAGACGTTGCAGACGTCGCACTGAAGATGAATGTTGATTCGGGTGAAGCGCAGATGTCCTGCGGCGGCCGTGGTTCGGTAATGGCCAGCATGCCAGGCGAATGCCTTTTTCGTTCCACAGGAAATGCAGCCAAGTCCCTCTGCAAGTTCGGCCTCGCGGCAAATGTCGTTTACGGCGCGCTGCGTAAGGTCAACCCAGTGTTTCAGAGGTTTAGCTGCGGCTTTACGTTGGCGCCATGCGGCACACTCTTTCTTCTCGGCGGCGCGCTGATGAGTTTTCTCCTTGCGTTGCGCGGCTTCGCGAGCTTTTCTCGTTTGTTCTTTGCCAATTGCGCTGGCGCACTCGTAGCAGCAAGCGATCTGTCCATCGCGGATCGGATGGAACCACTGCCGGCATTCTTTGTTGGCGCACTTGCGGCGCGGTAACTTAGCCACGCTCACCCCCACCCCCTATTTTGCCAGCGGCGACTGGTTCGCGGCGGTTTCTTCCCCTCCGGCAGCCGGGCGCTGACGGTCCAGGTGATGTAATCGGGATTAAGGCTGCGCTCAACCCTAATGCCCCGACGCCGGTATTCCGCCATGAGCTCTTCAGCCTGCTGGGTGGTACATTGGGGGTAATGGAACCATGTTTCTCTCATCGCCATTACCCCGCAAAGCTCATAAGCTGGGCGGCGACGTTTTCAGCCTCATCGCGACTGCGGAATGAACGGGACAAGACCCAGCGCCATAGAACATCGAGCGCAGCTTTATAGAGCTGCTGGAATTCCAGTTCGTCCATGTTGGCGAATGAGATGCTACGAGGATGCTTTTTGAGCGTTCCGTCGGGTAGCTGAATGGCATCAAAGTGCCCTGCCTCAACGATCACCCATGAGCGGTATGCATCGAAAGACTTGCATAGGCTAATGCCATTCGTGACCCGGCGGTACGCCACCTGTTCCAGATACTGCTCAGCAGCATCGATCAGCGCGCCCTCATTCCCGCCATAAGAAGCCAGGAATTTGGCGTATCCGGTAATCAGCTTCCGCTCGTTGCTAGAGATGGCCCCGCCGGTTGGTTCCCAGTATTCAAAGCCGAGATTGAGAAGCGCGAAAAAGCGCCGGTGAAATGCCGGGTTTCGTACCCGCCTGAACTCGGCAACAAGAACATCGCCGAGCCGGGTTTTGGATTGCAGAATATCGCTGGTCTCGGGCGTAGCCGGGATCAGTATTCCTGAGTGGTGTTTGATAAGTTGTAATACTAGCGCCATGGTTCTCTCCGTGGCGCATCAGGTATAGGTTGTTCAGGCCTATGAAAGAATGATATCAGACGGTGGTGTAACTCGGTACCCCAGTCGTTTTGCAAATTGCATAAACCCGTTGAGAGTGAATATTTCTTCCTCTTCGAGTAACGGTCGTAATGAAACTATTCCATTTACTCGATAAACCAGATATCTCCCTTCCGCCGGGAAGCTATAGATAACTGCGTTATCGGCCCTTCTGACCACGTCGTACCATTGATCATCTGCATTAAAGGCATCTGCACTACACACTATTTTCCCCAGAGCGACTTATTGACGCGGTAAACAGTAATCGGGAACAGCCAGGGGAACGCAAACAGCGATACTCTTTGAAACTGCTCCAGTGAAATTCACGCGATTAATAAAACCACTCGTCCGCGCTTTCCCAGGTCTCCTGCACGATATGTCCGACCTCTTTCTTGTCACCCCCGAAAACAGTCAGCCCATCATGGCTGGCACGCCTAATCGTAAGCTGACAATCATCGAACTGCTTGCTGAGTCTTTTCAACAGTTCTGACTCGAGCGCAGGTATAGCTCCATCAGGAATTTTCTTCATGCAATCAATGGTTAACTTGATTTTCATTTTTCCCTCCGCAACGAATTACTGTATGTATATACAGTGCATTTATATACATATCTCACGGATTTTGCAACGTTTTAAGAGCTATCAATGTATCTCACTGAGATTGTGTGGCTCATAAACAAACAACAGGTTATTCTTGAGTGAAAACATGTAGTTTCTGTGGATTGCATGTTTTAAGGCGGAAGCAATAAAGAATGTTTACATAAGCAGCATGACTCACAAGCACCTTCACATGGTCAAGTTCTGTAGCGAGAACCTGCCTTGCAGGCTCTCGCTATGGGATCATCGTTAAAGTACCCGTTGCATAACGTTCTACCAAAATCCGACAAATGCCAAAAATTTAGCTTTAATCACAATCTAAATTGATAAATCATGAACTCATGTCTCCGAATTTGACAATTCAACTGTTTTAATAGCACTTTCTTCAAGTTTATCATATTATATTAACTACTCCCTCCCCAAAAAGAGTTGCTTTTTTTAAACGCAAAACACAAAAAGGTTTGCAATCACAATCAGGATCTAAATATGAAATTAAAACCATGGATGTATCTTGCCACTTATATCTCCTTAATATTTGTTTTTGCTCTACTTTACTGGTTATGGTCAAATGAAATTAAAACATTTGACGGAGAAGAACTATCTTTTCCCAAATCTCTTTATTTTAGCACTGTAACAATTACCACCCTAGGATATGGTGATATTCTGCCTCTAACAAAAACCACAATGGCAATTGTGGCCAGTGAAGTTGTATTAGGCATAGTTATTATTGGTCTTTTCTTAAGTTCTTTGTGGCAGTCTTTTGCCAATCGAATTGAAAAACAGCAAGGAATGCTCATCAAAAAACGTTTAGCTGAGCAGAACCTACACAAACTTCTAAGTTTTTATTCCTATCTAAGTGTTGTTATCAACAATTATAAACTTGCATTATGCGAAGTTACAACGCCTTTAGATAAGAGAGGTTCTGAATTCAAATTAAATATAGATTTTCAATTTTCAGATTTAAAAGATATGTTCGGACCATCCTTACTATTAAAAAACTCTTTCAATAAATCAGTTTTTAACAATTATTATAGCAACTTAGAGTTAGTATTGCTTGAATTTAAATTTATTCTTTCAAATTTTGACCTAACCGACCATCCTGAAATACATGCAAATATAATTGAATTTCTCCGCGCATCAAAAGAAGGTGATGTAAAAGAAGCTCTGGAATCTATTAATGAAATGAACAGCGATGATGGAAAGATGAAGAAATTGGTAATTGACATGATTGAAACCATTGAACCAAATCTTGAGAAATACAAGTCAAACTTAGTAACTCCTGTGATAATATTTTTCATAGCATTAAAAAAACAAACCGATTTAATATTGGCAATAGAGAAAGATATTGGAAATCTCAAGACACACTCTTAATAATAGCGCCCTTATATAAACTTAAAACTGTAATTATCAACTGTATGATATTGTCCCCTAAAGCTAAGTGCTCACTAGGGGTCTATTTTATTTATGATGCGGAACTATCGTATGGTTTAACATAACATTGATTTATCCGGAAATGGATATCAAATCAATTTACCAGTGACTACCCTCGTGGTGGCACTGGATTTGTCCAATATGTCGCCTTAGTATATGTATCGAACTTCCTGAGAAATTCACTTGTATCAATTAGATAGTTCGGGTATGCATTTTTAATATTTTTAATGTCATCCATCTGAACCAACAAAACATTGTTCCCAACATCATTTTCCTCGCTGTTATATTTCCGTATTGCATCTTTTTTTTGATTCTCACTATAAAAAGAATACGAAACCCTTTTGTTATTTTCATCTATAATTAACACAGCAAAACTTTTACCTATTGATTTTTCGTCAATATCTTTCATAGAGAACACAGCTTTAAACGAAGCAAGTTTGTTATAAGCCCCAATAGCATCACTAAGTGCAGATAATCTTTTTTTATAATGGCTTTTCTTTGTGTTATCAAGCACAATAAACCCATCATCTTCAGCGAAAAATTCACTCATGATGAAAAAAAACTCAGTCCATCTTTTGTCTGCTTCGAATGGATTGGTTTTGAGGGCCTTACCTTCACAAAGATCCACAACTTCAATTGTTGTCGCCCATAAATGCTGTAAGACAGTGCGAAGCTGAACCTCAATTTTAAAACCTTTCCAATCATGAGAATCAACATGGGCATAACATTCGTATATTCTATGTATACCACGATAGCCAGTTGATTTTGGATATTCTAGATAATCCCGTATCCTTGTTGTTTTATGCTGGGTTTTACTGTTATTCAAAGAATCGTTGAGTTCAAGCAACTCGCTTTTATTATCAACAATTACACGGCATCCTCCTATATCATTCATTCTGACAATTGACATCGTATTAGGATTTACACCATCAAGAGTCTTCCTTGTAAGTTTGTCAATGATCGTTGGAAGACGCTTGAGCCTTCTTGCAATCACGGCATCCTCATTAACCTTTTTCGTATGCCTCCAAACAAGATTTTTTATGATTGTTAAAGGATATAAATGTGACGCACGATAATCGCGAATAATATCAATGGCTTCAGAGATATTCCCTACATTTTTCCGTATAGCTTCCCCTGCCTTTTTGACTTGGCTTTTTGAATGAGGAAGAACTTTTTTTCCTTGTAGATATTGTTTATTTGCCATTGTTTTAGAAGATGATGTTTTCGGATTTTTCTCAATATTAACAACATCTTCTTTCGCTTTCCGAGTGTTAGCACACATTTTTCACCTCTACAGAGCTAAAGAACATACTACATACAACTAAGCAAGCTAGATAGTAGCAACGACGTTTCAAACGGTAGTGAATTAACATCATGATCAGCAAGCAATTCTTCATAGGTTTGATCGTGGTAAAGTCACACCCTCCCATCAGCCCTCATCCGCTCATATTTGGCTTTCAAAAGCTCAGCTGGCGTTGGCCCTTTCGAAGCGACTGGCGCGGCCAATGCCCGCCGAACAGGCGGGATCGGCTTACCAGCCAGCACGCGCTTCTCCCACATATCCAAAATATCTGCCGCCTCACGCTCGAGCTCTTTCTGACACAACTGGCCATCGGTTCCACGGCGCCGAAGCTCGAGGCAAATGTGGTAGTAAACCGGTTTAGGCCACGGATACTGCTCACTGCTCGGGTAGCGGAACACCAGCTTGCGCCACTTCCAGTATTCAGCCATTACGTCAGCGGTGGTGATCCCCAGCACGCAGCGCCCTTCCCTGCACCACTTGATGAACTGGCCTGGCGAAGGCAGGAATGGTCGCGCCTGACGGCGCACCATGCGCATGCCCGCTTCAACCTGTGCTATGGTCGTGATCCCGTTTTCTTTGAAGGCCAGCACCCACTGGCGGCGGATCTCGTTCACGTCTTCCTGGCTGCGATTAACCAGACTTGCCGGGAACGCAGCCGCAAGCTGAACGAACAGGCCATTGATAATCTGCGCTACCTGCTGCGTTTGTTCGCGTTCGGTGTACTGCTCTGGCAAGTTGTGCGCCACACGCCGAGCGTGTTCCCGGTCAAATTTGCGAATGCTCTCGGCTAGGTTTTTCATTCCAGCACCCCGTCAATCCAGTCGGTGTTATGCAGGTCAATGCCGCCCCGGGATGGCTTTGCCGTTCCGGTTGCGCGCAGCCGTTTGGTGGTGAGCTGATCCCACTGCTTGCGCAGACTCGAAGGGCTCAGGATATTGTCTTTCCAGAACTCGTCCCGGTTGGCCCACTGGAACAAATCGCAGATTTCGTAGTGAGTACGCTTGTCCTGGACACGCATCAGCCTGATGGTATTTGCCCATTCAGCCCAGTTTGGCTCGGATAGCGATGCATTGACGGTGAGAAGCCTGTCGTAAATCCAGCGAGCGGCCTTGAGGTCGTCAGCGGATCCCCATGATTTACCTGCCGGGGTGTATATCCCGGCGGCAGCTTCTGGATGGCGTGAGAGAAATTTTTGTGTTTTCTGGTTTCGGGATTCGTCAGAATTCCGAAACGAGGATATTTTAATATTGTTCTTGTTATAGTCTTGGGTGTCTACCGTTTCCGGGAAGGTTTTTCCCGTTTTCGGTAACACTTTTCCCGATTTCGGGAAGACTTTTCCCGTTTTCGGTTTGTCTAAAATCCAGGCAGAAAGGTCAGTATTTATACCGACCGTTTTCATCACGCCCTGCTTCTGACTGAAGATAATTTTGCGATCTGCGAGCGATTTGAGCGCATCAGAAACATGCGAGTCACTCAGCCCTGTAAGCTCAGCTATCACCGTGTTCGTCACACGGTCCTGCTTCTTGTTCCAGCCGTAAGTAAGCCAGATCACCGCCTCAAAACACTGCCACTCCCGGCCTGACATTCTCAGACGAGGCTTGAGCTGTTGGATCTCGTTAGCGACCTTGGTATACCCGTTCGACAGGTCGGCCATACGACCTCCCGGTTGTTCGGTTCGATGGGGGAAATTGATAATTTCAGCTGTGTTTGACATACTTAGCTCCGCAATTACACTCCGTTTTTGCACCTGAAAGCCGTTGGTGTTCGAGCACCGCGGCTTTCGCCTTTTCTGAAGTCTTCACATTGCCCCCAGCATGGTTGTGACCATCGCCAGCAGCGGCGCCGTAAGGTCCGGATCGATCCTGAACATTTCGAAAATCCCCTCGCCTAACTCCTTCAGTTTTTCCTTCTTCGGTGCATCGAGCATCAGAGCTTGCTTCGCCTCACTTACCTCTTTTTCCAGCCGGGCCATTCGGTAAGCAAACGAGTCGTTCTTTACGACACGGTCGCGGTATCTAAGCGGCAATACAGACATGATCGCGGGCACCAGCTGTTCGACGTTCTTTCGGTACGATGCGGAGTCTTCTTTGTTGTCGAGCCAGCGGAACAGCTTGACGTTCCAGACATCGGCCCGGCCTGAGAAATCCACGCCAACAAGTTGGAGTTCCTCCGCCGCTTCCTGGATTTGAAGCGCAACAGCTACGCGCCCTTCTGCCGCAGCCCAAGCTCGAACCGCTGAGCAGATATCGCGATGATCAATATCCTGCACTGCCGATTCGCTTTGATGACACTGGAATATCAGTGGATTAGAGGAAGCTCTGCTACTCTGTTGAAATGAAACATTTTGCATTGTTAAGGCTCCTGTTTAGGTAAACCGTCAGTTGGGTTTGGGTAGAGATCTGGGCGCAGTTCGTGGGGCGTAACACCAGTGATTTTATAAATGGGAAAGATATGGTTTGGTGGGACGATGCCATGATCTCGGTTCTTCCAATGACTTACGGACATACTCGTGACGCCAAGCGCGATGCTAAGCTTTCTGGCCGAGCCAGCGGCTTTAATTGCTTTATCGAGTGCGGACATATAGTTCTCCTACTAGTTAACACACGAAGTAAACCATAGATTTATATCAATTGCAAACCAAGGGTGTATTGCGAATATAAACCAAATATTTACAATGAAGTTATGAGAAAAGAAGAACCCAACCACGTTTTGGTAGAACGCCTTACTGAGATTTCCGACCGCGGCATTACCAAAGCAGATATGGCACGAATTGCCGGAGTCACTCCTCAGGCCGTAAACGGCTGGTTTAAAAAAGGCGTGATTAGTAAGAAATCAGCCCTGGCTATCGCCGACGCCTTAGGCGTTTCTGTCGCATGGTTGCTCGGTGAAGATGTTGGAGAAAGAAATGGCCTTAAGCCCGACGAACAGCGTCTGCTAGAGCTTTACCGCCAGCTTCCAGAAGATGAGCAACAGAACATGGTCCGCATAATAGCCATTAGATTAAAAGAGTTAGACGAGCTTTATGCAAAATATATGAAAGGCCGGGTTAGGCCGGAAGAATAAAATAACCAGTTGAATAATTAAGTATGTGCAATTTTACGCACACGACTCACTTTTAATTTATGATTCAGACTTATAATGTTAGCAATATAATATAAATGACTTTTTGTAATATGAGTTGCAGACGTATTTTGATTTAAGACTTTACATGGGAAATAGAGTTTACAGAGACATTACGATACATCTAACAATCAAACCTTAGGAGAGATTATGACAGCAGAAATTGCGGTTTTTAATAAATCAGCTGTATCACTTGCTGCAGATTCTGCAGTTACAATCTCAGGTGGGGATGGCGTTAATAAAATTTACACCGGCGCTGACAAACTGTTTGCATTAAGCAAACATCATCCTATAGGTATAATGATTTTTGGCTCTGCAGATTTATGTGGCATACCGTGGGAGATGATAATTAAAGAATTCAGAAAACAATTAGGAAGTAACAGCTTCGACACAGTTGAGGAATATTCTGAAAAGTTCTGGGAATATCTATGCTTAGGCGAATATATCATCCCACAAGATATAAGAGAGAATTATTTAGTTGACACCTATAGCAACAGATTTTTCCCTTCGTTAATCAATCACATCGAAGAAAAAAGAATAAAACCAATAATAGATGAAAATAATGAAAAACCTTCTATAACAGAGACTTACAGAATATTAGAGGAAGAGGCAAATGTTATTTTAAATGGATTAAAACAACAACCTTTTTACGAAGGCTTTTCTGAGGCTGATATTACTGACGCAGTCGCATTTTCTTTGCCAATAGCCAAAAAGACTTGTGAAGAGCGATTATTCCAAGAAGAAGGCCAAGAGATACCTGAAAGTTTAGTTCAGGTTATCGCAGATCTTTTCTCGAGGGTAACTTGTCAACAATCACCATTTGGCAGAAATACTGGCCTAGTGTTTGCTGGTTATGGTAATAAAGAATTTATGCCTGCAGTTTTAGCCTTTAATGTTTTAGGTTTCTTCAAGAGCAAGCTTAGATTTTCGCCAAACCTAGATAAAAGTTCTTCAGGGGGACTTTGTGGCGTAAAGGCATATGCCCAAGAAGAAGAAGTTGAAACCTTTTTAAATGGAATAAGTAATAACATTAAAGGCTTTATGTATGCTGGGTTTGAAGTTGAAAACAACACTATTTCAAAAAAAATAAAAGACAAAATCAATGCACTTGCTCTAAGTGAATCAGATAAAGAAACATTATGCAATGAACTAGATGAATTGCTAAACGATAGATGCAATGGGTATCAGGCTGTTGTTGACCAACATATAATTGAAAATTACACCAGCAAAGTTACTGAAATGATTGAGTTTTTACCAAAACAGGACTTGGCCTACATGGCAGAGTCTTTAGTTAATCTTACTGCGTTCAAAAGAAAAGTTTCAAACGACAATGAAACTGTTGGCGGTGCAATAGATGTTGCTATAATATCCAAAGGCGATGGATTCATTTGGGTTAAGCGTAAACATTATTTTGATAAAAACCTGAATCATCATTATTTCACTAAAACGGCATAAGGTACTGAAATGAAAGATAATACTTTCGAAAAAAAATTAGAACTTCGAGAGTGGCAGAAAATGTTCAATCAGACCAGCTCTACTGAGACAGAATCTGTTGTTTTAAAGCAAAACAAACCTAACAATACAAATCAAACAGCTGAAAAGACATCAAAAACTACTTCTTTTCTATCTTATCTTAGTGTTTGATTATGTAAAAACCCGGCGTTGTAGCCGGGTTTTTTCTGTTCTGCTTATCAGCCCTAAAGATTTCATATTCCCTGCCTCCTGACACCAGCTTCATCCATACTCCTCCAACTTCCAGTTCACGCAACTCAATTTTGCGGTATAGGGATCATAGCTAAGATCGAGTTAACTCGGCAGATACGATCTTTAAGTGAGCAATCATCTACATCTCTCCTTTGGTCTTGATAGTCTGCTACGTTGGACGCTCAAAAAGTAATGCTTTGTATAGAGACGCATGTTTTATGCCTTAACTCCGTTTAACGTCCCGCCTTGACACTCTGTTTCCTCTTCGCCTTTCCGCTAAATGACTCACAAATCCAGCAATATAAAGCCTTGATTTACACCACCAAAAACCAAAGGTTGACACACATATAAACCAGTGATTTAATCTATATCACCAAGACGCACTACGAACCACCAAGGCAGGACGCCCACGAAGTAGCCGCCGACGGCATACGAATAGTCGGATGAGGTGGAGAGATTAACGCGCATCAGGTGTAAACGTTCCGCTGGCCGGCGATAAGGCAAACGAGGGTGAGAATGATTGATTTCGCACGCAAACCAGGACGGCAGCAGGCTGTAAAGCTGAACTTCTTCGAGGTGATTCTTCGCCGCCTGTGCTACCTGCTGGCGCAAAAGGGGAATCCAGATGTGTAACTCAACGAAATGCGGGTACTGCGGCAAGCCGGTTGAACCGGAGAAAGTAGTAAAAAGTACCCTTCTCTATCGCAACGGCTCACAGCTGGCGCGCAAAGGAAAAGAATACTGCTCTGAGCGTTGTGCTTCGTACGACCAGATGGCACACGAGGCATAACGTAAAAGCCGCGCAAGGCGGCCCGTACGTCCGGTGCTCCCGACCAAAGTTACACCGGAAAACTACTTAAAAAACCAAAGTTCACCCAATGGGCGCTATCTCTGGCCCGGGGATCTTACATCCAAAAAAGAGGATCTCACATGGAATTTTTCTATGTAGTGAAGGCTACGCAGAAATCTGGCAAAGAAGACGCAGTGATTTGGTTCACTGCGAAATCTGAAGCCCGTGCCAACCTGCAGCTCGATGTCGAGCTGGAAGATGCAGGTATTGAAACCGGCCGCGGTAAGGATTACGTCAAACCGGTTCGCACCGATTTCCCGGTGTATAACGACCTCCCGGAAGAAAGCACCGTGGATTACACCTGGTGCAAACGCTACGAACTGCAGGACGATGGACGCACCTGGCTGCCAAAGGCTGGTGCTGAGTCGACTGGTGACGTGGACAGCACTGCCGCACCGGAGACGACCGTTAATGTCGAAACTACCGTCGAAAGTGTCCCGCTTGAAAACCGCACTCCAGCGGTCCGTTTTGCCGTCCATCTGACCAGCGACAAATACCAGTCACATATCACTAAAGAGCAGCAACTGGCTGCCAGCGAAATGTCACTGGATGAAGGCAACACCTATCTCCATAACCTGCTGCTGGCGAAAAACGGCATCCCAGAAGTAGCCGAACTCAGCCTGAACGCTGAGTGGAAACTGGTTCAGGCGATTAAGCAGGTATTTGCGCCAGATGAAGAGCACGAAGTAAAGCTGCTTGCTGCTTTCATGGCCGACTGGTTGAGAGTAGATGCAGGTGACCGCAATGAGTTAGTTAGAGAGTGGAGAAGCGGAAAGCTTACACTTCTCAAATCAGAAAGCGCAAGCGAGACCGGTGTTACAACCGATCAGGTTCTGGAACCTGATAACGGTATCCAGATTGACGAGAATGATGACGAAACTACACGTTATCCAGTCGTTCGTATGCCGTTCCGCAAACAGCTACTCGCCCAGTTCTCCGCCGACGAACTGCGCCACCACTTAACCCGCGAAGAATACGAAAGTATCAGCGCGCTGGAAATGGATACTGACAACAGCTATGTCCAGAACCTGCTGCTGGCGGCAGAAAACTGCGAAGAGGTTAAGGGTTACGATACCAAAGACCTGTGGCGCTATACCGAAGCCATTCGCAAGGTGTTCAGCCAGGAAAAGCGTCACGAACTCGCTTTGGTTCTCCGTTTCACCCGAATCTGGGCGGCGACTGATTACATTGACCGCGGAATTCTCGTTCGCGACTGGTCAGCCGGAAGCCGCATCAGCAACGTGCAGCGTACTGATTCAGGTACCAATGCAGACGGCGGCTATGTAACGGATCGCGGCGAAGGCGCTCATCACACTCTGGACACTCTCGATCTTGAGATCGCATGTGCCCTGTTGCCTATGGATTTCCATCACTTTGAAATCCCCTCAAGCGTGTTACGACGCGCCAAAGAAATCGTGGCTAAGAAAGAAGAACCATGGAAGTCATGGAGCGCAATCTTACGCAATCAACCAGGCATACTGGCGGTGAACCGTGCGGCAATCTTCAATCTGATCCGCATCGCGCCAGAAAACATCCACCACACGCCAGCGGCTCATCTTGAGTTTGTGAATAAAACCATGACGGCTGAGTTTAACTCTGCTGTGGAGTTACTGCCGTTGTCTGCAGCGGCAGCTGAGACCGTAGCCCAAGTTGAACAACCGAAGGTTGCAAATCTCGGCAGCGGCATGTTCTCCATCGATGGTCTTATGGGTGGAAATACCGATCCGGTCATCAACACCACCTCAAATGAAGTCGAAAAAACGGAAAACACACCGGAGACCACCAACGATGTGCAGATGGAAACGGCTAAGCCAGAGAAAGACGAAGATGTTGGTTCGGTACCATCGAGCGAAAGCACTGATGCAGCTAATTCGCAGACAGATTCCGTAGAAGCAGACCAGTTGCAGGAAACAACAATTGACGTTCAGGAATCGAACCCAGAAGTGGAGTTCCCTGCAGACTTCGAACCTGGCCGATACGAAGGCCTACCGAATGACGTTTATCACGCTGCGAACGGCATTAGCTCAACCCAGGTGAAAGATGCCCGCGTCAGCCTGATGTACTTTAACGCGCGCCATGTGGCTAAAACCATCCCGCGAACAGCATCCAAAGTGCTGGATATGGGAAATCTGGTGCACGCTCTTGCACTGCAGCCGGAAAACCTCGAAGCAGAGTTCAGCGTCGAACCTGAGATCCCGGAGGGTGCTTTCACCACCACCGCAACTTTGCGTGAGTTCATCGACGCGTACAACGCCAGCCTGCCAGCACTACTAAGCGCTGACGAGATCAAAGCGTTGCTTGAAGAACATAACGCATCCCTTCCCGCTCCAGTGCCGCTTGGCGCCAGCCTGGAAGAAACGGCTCAAAGCTATATGGCTCTGCCTGCTGAGTATCAGCGTATTGAAGAAGGCCAGATGCAGACAGCAACGGCAATGAAGGCATGCATTAAAGAGTACAACGCCACCCTGCCCGTGCCGGTTAAAACCAGCGGCAGCCGTGATGCGTTACTTGAGCAATTAGCAATCATCAATCCAGACCTGGTGGCGCAGGAAGCGCAGAAACCGACGCCGCTGAAAGTCTCCGGCAGCAAAGCAGACATGATCCAGGCGGTTAAATCAGTTAAGCCCGATGCCGTGTTCGCAGACGAGCTGCTGGATGCCTGGCGCGACAACCCTGGCGAAAAGATTCTGGTTACCCGCCAGCAGTTGGCCATAGCGCGTGCAATTCAGTCCGCACTACTGGCGCACCCGACCGCGGGCATGCTGCTGACACATCCAAGCCGCGCCGTTGAAGTGAGCTATTTCGGCATTGATGACGACACCGGGCTTGAAATCCGTGTTCGCCCGGATGTTGAACTCGAGTACGAAGGTCTGCGTATCGGCTTCGACCTGAAAACAATCAGCATGTGGGATGTGAAGGAAGATGCCCTGAAATCACGGCTTCACCGCGAAATAACCATGCGCGATTACCACCTCAGCGCCGGTATGTACTGCAACGTTGCCGACCTGGATAAATTCGCGTGGATCTTCGTGAACAAAGACGAAGGTTATCACTGGGTGGCTGTTGTGTGGGCTTCGGAATCACTGCTGGAACTCGGAAAGCTTGAGTATCGCCAGACGATTCGTTCCATCGCGAACGCCATGGACACAGGCGAATGGCCAGCACCGATAACTGAAGACTACACCGACGAACTGAACGATTACGACCTGCGCCGTCTCGATGCGCTTCGTGAAATGGCTTAAGGGGGAAACTATGGAAAACAAAAACATAACTGTTGCCGATCAGAATACAGTAGTTAACTCAAACATTGCTTTGTTTGACTCGCAGTACCTGAACGCTATCAGTGCCTTCGCTCAGATGATGTCTCAGGGTTCTGCAACGGTTCCTCGCCATCTGCAGGGTAATGCAGCAGATTGCATGGCAGTAGCTATGCAGGCCGCACAATGGCAGATGAATCCTTTCGCTGTGGCGCAGAAAACGCACCTGATCAATGGTGTGCTGGGTTACGAAGCACAACTGGTTAACGCAGTTATTTCCCGCAGTGGTGTACTGGCAAGCCGTTTTGAATATGAATGGTATGGCCCATGGGAAAAGGTCATCGGCAAATTCAACATCAAAAAAGGTGAAAAAGGCGAGTACCGCGTACCAGGTTGGACAATGGCTGATGAAGAAGGTATCGGCATCATTATCAAAGCGCGCCTGAAAGGTGAGGATCAACCGCGAGAACTCGACCTGTTGCTTGCTCAGGCACGCGTTCGTAATTCCACTCTCTGGGCTGACGATCCGCGCCAGCAACTTGCTTACCTCGCAGTGAAGCGTTGGGCGCGCCTTTTCTGCCCTGACGTCATTCTTGGTGTCTACACCCCAGACGAACTCGATGAGCGGGAAGAGAAAATTATCAACCCTGCCCAGAGCACCCAAAACATCACCATGCAGGATATTAATGCCGGTAGCCTGCAGACCACCAGTGTGCAGGAAGCTGATGTAAACGTCGATGATACGGCAGAGAGATTCCGTGCGCGCATTGATTCTGCTGAGACGCTGGAAGATGCAACCGCTGTGGGAAACGATATCAATACGGCAAAACCTGCATTGGGTACGGCATTGTTCACTGAGTTAAAGAATAAAGCTACCCGCCGTTATCACCTGGTTAAGCATCGCGCCATGCTTGATGAAGCAATAAATGGTCTGCCACAGCCTGGCGCTCCAGACGCTGCAACATGCTTTGAAATGGTCGAGAAAAAACTCTCCGCAGCGAAACGGCATCTTGGCGACGAGCTGCACGATAAGTACCGCATAACTCTTGACGACATGAAACCGGAATATATCGGCTAATTGCATCGGGAGGGGGAACGCCCTCCCGCCACAGGGGGTTTTATGCGCCTTATCAATCGCAGTAAACAATCACCATTGGGCCGCAGGGCATGTGATGCAGCACTGGCAAAGCATGTTGAACGATACGGTGACTACGGTCGCAGCGACAGAAAGGAAACATACACAGTGAACGTGGACGGCGTGAAGATCTGGGTAGAAGTTGTCAACCGCCATAAGAGCTATGTAGCTACCGCTATGACAGGCATGCGCCGGCTAAGAACTCTGCCCGGTCGGTTTAACTGATAACGAATTATCAATGTCAAAACACCGGCGCATCTATACTGGCGCCGGTTACCTGAGGTGAACCATGTCACAGGTAATTTTTAACGAAGAGTGGGTTGTTGAGTCCAGACTGACCGAAAAAACAGGTCTTACTGAAGGACAGATTAAAAATTATCGCCTTAAGCTATGGATTGAAGGTATTCACTTCAAGCGCCTTACTGCGCTTGGACAGACTGACAATTCCAAAGGTCTGCTTTGGTACAACTACCCGAAGATTAATCAGTTAGTTCAGGATGCTTAATGAAATACCCGACTGGCGTTGAACTGCATAATGGGAAAATCAGAATCACATTTACCTATCGCGGCATCCGCTGCCGCGAAGTTCTTCGTGGCTGGGTTGTTAACAGCAGCAATGTTAAGAAAGCAGGAAATCTGCGCGCGGCAATTGTAAGCGAAATACAACTCGGGAAGTTCGACTATCCAGCACGCTTTCCTGAATCAAAAGCACTTAATAAATTTTCCTCCACAAAACGGCTCACCACGTTCAAAGAACTGAGCGATTTTTTTACGGACACAAAGGCGCTGGAGGTGTCGGGCGCTACATTGCAATCCATCACATCTGTAGTTAACACCCTAAAACGCGTTGTGGGTGAGAACACGCGTCTGGTTGATATTCAGCATGCCGATATTCTGAATTACCGTAAAGAACTGCTAACAGGGGGAGTGATTAATCCTGCTATGCCAAATCTCATCAAACAAGGTAGATCCCCTTCAACAGTCAATAAACAAATGGCTGTTTTATCAGAAATGCTGAAGCTCGCGAACAGAAGTCAGTTTATATTACATGCACCCTATGAGGGGGTATCGAGGCTAAAGCTCTCTAAAGCAGACCCCGATCCACTTTTGCTTCATGAGTATCAAGCGCTGATTGCATCACTTCCACGCAAACTTGCCTTGATCATTATTGTTGCAGTGCATACGGGGATGAGGCCTGGAGAGATTTGTGCGCTGGCATGGGAGGATATTGACCTGAAAAAAGGGGAGATTCATGTATCCAGAAGCCTGACGAACAAACGGTTGTTTGTTCCGCCCAAAACAGATGCCGGGATAAGAACGATCACATTGCTGAAACCCGCTCTTGATGCTCTGCTGGAGCAGTACGAAATCACCGGAAGCGGACCTAAACAGGTAATTCAGTTTCATCATCGTGAGATCGGGAAAACCGAGCAACAAAAGCTTCGCTTTGTTTTTATCCCCGGAGAGAGCTCATATACAAAGGAAGGTTTTTTTTCTAAATATTCGATTTCCTATGGCTGGAAACGGGGTACTAAACTTTCTGGTATCCGGGAGAGAAATGCCTATCAGTCACGGCATACTTACGCTTGCTGGACACTGATGGCTGGAGCGAACCCTTCATTCATTGCCAGCCAGATGGGGCATGAAGATGCACGCATGGTCTACGAGGTTTATTCGAAGTGGATTGGTGACATGAACCAGGATCAGGTCAGTATTCTGAATAATCAGATGCCAACGGCATTGCCCCCAGGACGCCCCCAAGAGCGCGGCAGGATGAAAAAAATCATTTAATTTCATTGCGCTGGTTTCAACTTTCATAATCAGCGTTAAACTATTCATACCGTAAATAGAGTGAGAAAAGATGATGCGTGTACTGGTTGTTGAGGATAATGCGTTATTACGTCATCACCTGAAAGTTCAGCTTCAGGATGCCGGACATCAGGTTGACGACGCCGAAGATGCCAAAGAGGCCGATTATTACCTTAACGAACACCTGCCTGACATCGCTATCGTCGATTTGGGTCTTCCGGATGAAGATGGACTTTCACTGATCCGCCGCTGGCGGAGCAATGACGTTTCTCTCCCGGTTCTCGTCCTGACCGCCCGTGAAAGCTGGCAGGACAAAGTGGAAGTGCTGAGCGCAGGTGCAGATGATTACGTCACCAAGCCGTTTCATATTGAGGAAGTCGCCGCGCGGATGCAGGCGCTGATGCGCCGTAACAGCGGCCACGCTTCGCAGATTATCTCTATTCCGCCTTTTCAGGTTGATCTCTCGCGCCGCGAACTCTCGGTCAATGATGAAGTGATCAAACTGACCGCGTTTGAGTACACCATCATGGAAACGCTGATCCGCAATAATGGCAAAGTGGTCAGCAAAGACTCGCTGATGTTGCAGCTGTATCCGGACGCCGAACTACGTGAAAGCCACACTATCGACGTGCTGATGGGCCGTCTGCGTAAAAAAATACAGGCGCAGTATCCGGATGAAGTCATTACCACTGTGCGGGGTCAAGGATATCTTTTTGAATTGCGCTGA